CGAGAGGAAAATCCTCTTCTTAATACGAACCTCCTTTGGAGCTAGTATTCTCAAGGGTAAGGCTTAATGAATCTGCCTTTTGATACGCCCAGAGGCGGATTCGTGAAGGCTGGGTAACACCCACAAAAGACGAGCCTGGAGTCTTAAATCCAGACCCCTCCCCACTCAAAATTGTTCCACCAAATATAAAGATTAACATGAAGAAATCTAATAATAGACCTCTTTCAGGCAAATTTCTATACAAGGTTAGAGCAGTTTCGAGTGTTCTTTCGTTTGACAAGTTGAAAGACCTGTTAAAGACTTTCTACTTAGTCCTACCCACTATTGTGAGTGTGGCTACGCAGAAGTCTCGGGTTGTCCCTCGGTTAAAAGTCTTGACTCAGTTCATTAATTACTTAGTGATGCTGAGCGTGGAACATGGGGCTCTCTTTACTGTTAAGTATATGAGGGCCTCTCACGTTGCCATCCAACATATGATTGCAGGAAGGCCGCTTCGTAGTTTGAGAACTATCGAGCCAGCCCTTCCCTTACCTCGATTACGATCTGGTTTACCAGTCATAATCCCGGTTTGTGATAGGCGGTTGATCCGAGAGGGTCATCCGGGTACCGTGCGACTGTGGTTGACTCTCTTTTCCCTTTACAGAGTGCTTCAAGCACCGCGTAAAGTGAAGATTGAGACAATCACCGACCCTTTTAAGGGTTCATATGCACAGATTGGTAATCTTTACGGCTCGTTCCGTCACACGGTGAGACTACTGAAGAACACCAATCTTAAGAGAGGTGTTGTGTCAGTGTCTCGCCTTGCGGCGGGCAGGCTAAGGTTGACGACTGCGGGCGGTCCTAATGGACGGCACGCCTTCGCTCAGATCCTTCCTGACTTACTTTCATTGGTACGTTACCCTCAACTTACAAATGCCTTTGTGGCATATTGTAAGGCGAGTGGGTCCACGAAGATTTTGGAACTCTTCATGGATGGTCAGGCACTTCTTCATAATATAGATAGACGAGAGTCTTACTATAAAGATGGAGAACTATGTGCAGCGTATACTATTCCGATTCCCGATAAAATCCAAGCTGCTAGGAAAGCAGCAGGGGAAGTGAATATTCCTACTCACTTGCCTAATGATTTTATTGATAAGCCGGAAATCTTTGAAGACTTTGACACCATTTCAACGCCTCGCGGGCCGAAGGTAATTAAGATTACCCGGCCGGGGAAGTTGAATGATCTCGAAGCAGGGAAATTAGTTGGAATTCCAGAGCCTGCTGGTAAAATGCGAGTAATTGCATTGTGTGATTCTTGGACACAGTCTGTGTTCGAGCCTCTACATAATGTATTATTTGATGTTCTTAGAACATTACCAAATGATGGTACATTTGACCAGGATGCATCCTATTGTAGGGTGCAGCGTAAGTCTCTAGAAGCCAAAGGGATCTATTGTGCAGATTTATCTGCGGCAACAGATCGTCTTCCTATCATCCTGCAGGAGTATATCCTCAATGAACTATTTGGTAAACAAATAGGTACACACTGGGCTGACCTTTTAAGGTTACGTCCCTTTGTTGTAAGGGAGCCTTTGGGATCACTCAAAGCTGGCAGTAAGGTCTACTATGGTACTGGACAACCTATGGGTTGCCTATCATCGTGGGCTATGTTAGCACTTTGTCACCATTTCATACTTCAAGGTTGTTGTTACAACCTCGGTATGTCAAACATGGTCTGGCACACTTGTTACGAAATTCTCGGTGATGACATCGTTATCTTTGATAAGGATGTTTACAACGAGTATGTAGCTGTTATGGGCCTTCTTAACGTTGAGACAAATCCAACGAAATCTTTGATTTCGGAGGGTGTCAACAAAGTTGTGGAATTCGCGAAACGAACTTCCATTAATGGAGTTGATGTCTCTGGGCTAAGTTGGAGGCAATTCATTGTTTCCAAACACGTACGATCGGGATGTATCCCGCTCATACTGTGGCTTGGAGAGCGTGGCCTTGTGAACACTCCGGGGCAGTTAGTTAAACTACTGTCCGGTGCTTCTAAGGGAGGTTATTACCTACTTTCTGATAAACATCAGAAGATAGTTAATAATTTCGTTGTTTCATTACTAAATCACTTCGCCCATATTGGGCTGGTGAGTTTACGTAGTGCTTTTAGCTACATTGTAGATCCCCGAGTTGGGGAGGAAGATTTATCAATTGATAAACTTCCTGTGACAATGATGTTGCACGATTTGATTGTTATGATGAAAGGAGTTCCTCTTTTTAGAGATTCCCTCTTTTTCGATCATAGTAATCTGTTATTAGATGATCCTCTTTACAGAGATTATCTAGTTGGTGAGAAGCTACTACCATTCTGGGGCTACAGGGCTGATACGAAACTATCATTCAAACTCAAGAAATTGAGTGAGACAATATTTTCGGTTCAAGATGATATGTTGAGGCATTTGTCTCCTCATGTCTTCCCTGAGTCTGTTTCGGAAGGAACAATCTTTGAGATTGATTTCCGCTACTTTCTCGTGAAGGTGGCTGGATCATTATTGGATTTTGGTTTTGATTACCAATATCGAATAACCGAGCTGTCGCAGAAACTCATAAACTCGATTGAGTTTAAATCATTTGAGACGTCTGCTGCAGTACGTGAAGAGATTACTCTCTTCCTTGAGAAGTATAGTTTCCTTGAAACTTTGAATAAATCCAAAGAGACAGGGAGTAAAATACCTATGCCTCTTAAAGACATAGAGTTTGCGTATTCCGCGTCGAAACGCGTTACACAAGCGATTACTGGATTCGAGGGTGCCATGCTTATGCATTATTTGCATACGCAGCGGAACTCTCGAGGAGCCAAGAAGGCGATCTTCAAAGATCCTAGAGCATTTATGTAAATGAAATACTCTGGTCCCTTTGTTGACGCACCTTCGGATAATCACAGTGAGAACACTAAAACTGATCTCAAACTGGAGTCAGCCGTTGTACGACAGGCCCGCGGGCTTTAAGCCGGGGATCCCAAGTCTCCTTCGGGAGGCGATCTGAGGGTGAAACGGCCTCTATGAGTACCATCGTTGATTTCAGACCTGTTTGCTTTGAATAAGAGCAGACATTCTCG